TTAAACAGGCATTTCAGGCCATACAGGGTTGTTACAATCAACCCTGCTTAATAATACCCTGTATTTTTTCCAGTCTGCCAGCCGCTGTTTTTCCGCATCCGTAGCCATATCCAAATCAACAGCGTCCTGTAATGGTGCAATCTGATCGTTCGCTTGCTGCATCAAGCTGGATTTTTTAGCTTCGTTCGCACTTAGCAAGGCTGCTTGTTCTGCCTCTTCATCCTTCACCCACGCCTTACCATCCCATTTTTGATACTGACCGTCAGGGGCGATCGATGTAGTCCCCGCAGGTAATGGCCCCAGTTCACTGACATACATCGCGGCGCCATTTTGGGTATTAAATACCGTTTTCTCCCGATGGTCCTCCATCTGCGACCAGCTCGTTTTATCACCGTCAAATACAGCAACTTTCCCGGTATCCGTTTCCGGTGGTTCAATGTCAGTACAATTTGCGGGTAATCCTGTGTGCGGAGGAATATAAGCATCCCCTGTACCTATAAATTCGCAGGTATCAGCACGTAGGTTATAAACCGTAATTGTCTGCGCTTCTTCGCTCATTTTAAAAGTCATTATGCCAGCCTCACTAAATAGTTAAATGCGATGTTTTTTACGGTATTTTCAGCGTTACCAGCCGCGTCAACGGTAACAGTATGCCCATGAGCCCCTATCGCGACGGTATGGGCATGCGCACCAATGGTGATACCATGGGCATGGACTCCCAGCGGTACCGTGTGGTTATGCGCCCCAATGTATACGTTATGGGCATGAGCACCCGCAACAGAGGTATCCATACCTGCAGTAAACGAAACCGCCGGTTCATTTTGCCCATTATAGCCACCTACCCATCCATTATACTTATGTGAATGGTCCCCCTGAACATCGGTTGTCTTAGACCCATAGTCAAATCCTGACGTTGCAGGAGCCCCCAAATCAGTGCCTTCTGTATTTGTGTGTCCATAGTCGAACGTCGAAGTGGTTAAGGTACCGAGATCGGTCGCAGCAGCAGCTGCCGTATGATTATGCGACTTTATCCCATCAGCTTCTGCACTGAGCACTGCACGACCGCTGACCGGCTTACCTTTAATGGTCTGACCCCGCATATCCGGGATCACGCCGTTAGGGTACGCGACCGCGAGCTTAGGATACTGGTTCGTGTCGAATGGCTGCCCCTGCATCACCGCATACCCATCAGGGACTACATCCGACGGCCACGGGATAGGCTGGCCCACCAGCGTTCCTGCTGCCTGAGAGGCAACCAGAGTTATCGTCTCTTTGAACAAAGTAGCGAATTTATTTAAATCGCCATCATCCAGCATATCAGCAGCTGATGCATCAGCCGTGAACTGGGCAACGCCTGCAGCTATGAATGTAGCCTGCCGGATAGCCTTGTTGACCTGAGCGGATTTCGCCACGCCAGCGGTAAACCCCGTGGCTAACGCGGTAAGAGCCTCATAATCAGCCTGGCTGATCACGTTTGCGCCGGAAGCGGCGGCAAAAGGTTTAAAATTATTAACGCCCATTAGACAGGTACTCCCCATGCGCATTCATCAAATCCACCTATATATTCGTTTTCTATATCGAAGCCGAAAAAGCGTGAGCCCGTCGACGGTGTTTCTATTTCACCCGCAAACACCCCGGCCGCTTTCACGGTCAGGTAGCCCTGGCGGATCACCGCCAGTATTTCGAGGGAAACGGTTGAGATATCGATATCCGGAAAAATACGAATGGAGATTGTCATGTCCTGATTATCAACAATCTGCATGCGCAACCCGGCACCGGCCGTTGCCATATCCAGAATGGCGGGCAGAGAATCGTTCTGGCCGTCCCAGCTGTTAATCGCCACTTTGGCTTTCAGGATCAGCCGGTACGTTTCGTCGCTGAGGGTGGTGTATCCTTCGTCAGGGTCGTAAGGCCCCTGCCATATCCCCTGCTCAAACCCGAGTCCGTCAGTATCGAGACTGAAATAAACCCCGGTGATGGGCTGTCTGACTACGCGACTCAGCCCGATCCACTCCCCGAGAATGTCGAGCTGAGCGCCCTCAGCATCATCAATATCGAACGCTTTCACCAGGCCAGACAGCGACACGGAAACATCGGTAAATGGCCGGGTTATCAGGTCAATATGGTTAAAATAAAGGGGCTTTACGGCGTGGTAGTTGCTGATGAGTCCGGTGTATTTGCTCATGAATTCACCGTGATAACGATATTTTCAGGTTTGCAGGAAGCCGACTCATTGAAAGCCACGTTGATGTTTGCCGCTGCCACGCTGTCGGCACTGCGACCAATCAGCAGCCCGGTGATATCGTAATATCTGGCGTTCCCGCCGCTAACCACCCCTAGGTTTGCCGGTGAATACACCCGACTCAGTACAACTCCGGCCCCGATGGCAAGCGAATTAATGTAGTCGGCAATGGCCTGCTGCATTTGCGTGGCAATCAGCGACGTATAGCCCGCAAAAACATCGATTTTGATGGAGGCATAAACAGGCACATCAACGGGGCGCGAAAACCTGATATTGTGCGGATTGCCGTATTTATCGGGGACAACGATCGTCGTGGTCCCATATGTGCTGACCCCCTGCCCTTTTTTCCCTCTGATGGTCTGGGCAATCTGAGTCGCATCCCCGCCCTCAACAATCGCGGCGATGGAATGCGGAGGCAGACCCAGACTGTCGGTTTCTTCCTCGTCGTTTTCATAGAGCTTGTGACGCGTCACGCCAGCGGTAGCAGCCAGTGCACCATCAACCGCATCAAACGGGGTAACGGAGGAATTTGCCACGCTGATCGTCTGTCGGGCGCGCAGCTCTGAGTCCTTTTCTGCCGCACTCCCGACGGTCGCCGGGGCCGGGTTCGTCACCGCCCGCCAGCCACGCGTCGGCGTGTTGATGGTGGTAACGGTACCGGCCAGCGCGGCTACTGCGCCACTGTCAGCACACGTGGCCGTCACGGTCACCGAATCACTGACGCCGATAGTGACGGTGGCCGGAAGGTTCCAGATCACGTTATTTTCATCATGCACGGACCCGTTGGTGATAGTGGTCCCCGCGACGCCTGTCAGCACTACGTCCACCGTCGACCGGGTGGCGCCACGACGAGTGAGCCCGTTTATTTTCACGTTGCTGGACAGCGCCGCACCGAACCCCGTGGAAGGAGAAAAACTGTCATAGACCGCAATAGCTGCATTATTTGCGTCATGAATACCGAGGGCATACAGCGCCACCATCTGACCATCTTTACTGTCCGAATCGAGATAAACGTCGGTACCGTAAATCTGCTGAAAATAACCGGTGACTTTGGTCAGTATCGTCTGATAGTCGGGCGCACTGATCCCCTCAGCGGTTACCGTTGCCGATAAGCCGAGTGTGTCGAGATTTAAGGCCATCACGCCTCCGATGTGACTGTCGTTGTTCCGTAGATAGTGTCGATTTCAGCAAAGAACTGGACGCGTCGCGTCGTGGTGTTCACTGTCGTATTAAAAGAAAGAATGGACTTCACGCCGCGTGTTTCAAGAATGCGTCTGCGGATTGCCAGATTGTAGGTTTCCGGCTTTTGTTTACCGAGTACCGACTGGATCCACGGCGTTCCATCAGTGGTATTGAGGAACCACTGGCCGTACCACAATTCAAAGCGCGTTTTTACCGCCTGCGCGACGGCATCCGGCGAATTAATCAGCCAGGTGTTATCGCCACTGCCAAAGGTATAATCTCCGGTAGCGTCCTCACGTCGGTACCTCATCAGTTAGGTGCTCCTGTGTTTCCACCGCCGGTCTGCACACCACCGTGCGTATGCGTCGTCAGGCTCTTACCGCCAGCCGTGACATCATGGGTTACGGTAATCGGCCCCTGCATGGTTGCCGTGCCGCCAGAGTCGCCCATCCCCTGCGACAGGTTGCCATTGATGGTAACGTTGCCGTTGAGCGTGATTTCAGGCGATGTAATGGTGGTTCCCCCCTCCGCATTGGCGGTGAGTGTGCCGGAGGTCTGGACTGCGACATTTCCGCCTGCGGCAACCTCCACAAAAGCAGTGCCATCATCGGTGCGCAACTGCGCCGCATCAGTACTGATCCCGCTGATTTTCTGCGCCTGTGACTGAGGGCCAACGAAGGCGAATGCATCCCCGAGATGATGGGTGCGCCCGGAAACTGGCTCCTGAACGCCGCCGGACTGCCACCAGAAATCAATGCACTTATCTGCAAAAACCAGCAGGCATTCATCACCGGCTTTGACCGGAAATGTCAGGGTGCAACCGCCGCCGCGAGGAAAGACCACCGGCACATCAACCAGTACAGGCATCAACAGCGATTTCTGGCTTCCATCGGGCGCGGTTTCATATCCTTTGATCGCAGGCTGGACCTGCGCCGTCACCGTCTCAGCGTCAAAAGTCTGGATAATGCCGGGCAGCGCGACCTTCAGACTATTTTTAATGCTGTCTTCAAGCGCTGACATGGCCTGTTGTTCGCCGCCAATTTGCGACTGAATAGGTACTGGCATAAAAACTCCATAAAAAAACCCCGACTAAGCGGGGTCTCATACAGGTGAAAATTTCGTTATCGACAGTAGGTGGTTCCGGTGTTTGACGTTCTGCATTCACTGTTAACCACGCGATCGCCGTCACGCCCGGTAACGGTCGTGGTACCGGTGTTACTCGTCCTGGATTCCGTATTGACCTGAGCACCGGTACTGTCCGTGCCGGTACAGTAGGTTGTCCCGGTATTCGTTGTTGTACAGGTCACAGACGCCAGCGCGGGAAAGCTCATCATTGCCAGCAGGATCACCCCATATTTACGCACGTTCCCCCCCCGTGGGTCATTAAGCCGAAACCCTGTTCAGGTCTTTAATCAGCGTGGCATCGTTACGGGCGAAGCACATCAGATCCATGTACCATGCCTGGCCTCGCGTGTCCCCATTATAATCAATGGATTTGACGATATAAACACCATCGGCAGCCACGCTGGAAGGCTGCTGCATTATCCCATCGACAACATAATTTCCGTTCTGGTTGCTTTCGGAGAGTCTCCCCGGAGACTGAGCAATCGCCTGGTTGTCCAGTGCGGTCCTGTAAACAGACGTCTGGTCTATCTCCACCAGCCCGTTAATACGGATATTCGGGTTTATCAGGCACCGGACGTTGACGCCGTTCCCCATCGTCTGCTGAGGCATGCCCACCAGCCCGGTATTACTGTTCAGTTTAATAGCCTCGCTCGTGTAGTTATTTTCCGGCACCATCTGCGCCTGGCCATCGACAAGCTGCCACGTGGCGCGGCACATCCCCGCAATATCATCCATAATATCCCGCGTCGAATGATAAAGCGGCAGCCCGCGAGGAAATACCGTCGCCGGCATATCCCCCGTGATCCCCTTCGTCACTCCGAACGCGTTGAACGACGTCATCGCCACGCTATGCAGGTCAGCCACCGTCCAGCCCGCTGCCAGCGTCGTGTTAACGCTCGCAAACAAAAAAGCCTCATGGTCACCCACCGCCTGGATCAACACCCAGCTGTCGGTAATGTTATCTTTCCCGGTCACCGAAAAACGGACATCACCCTGAAAAATAAGCCCGTAATTGGTCCCGTTGACCTGGCCGATTTGCTCGGGCGATATCTCATGCACCACGCCCACCTCACTCTGAGGAACCTCCGGCACCAGCCCGTCGTAACCGGCAATCATCCGGATCCGGGAAAATTCTTTGCCGAGGATACGGTTATTGGTGTCGGGCGACAGATTGTAAATTTTGATGTTCGCGACACGCGGCCAGCGCGTATCTGCCCACTGGATTTGAAAGGTAACTTTAAAATCACTCAGGCTGATACCTTTGCCGCTGTCGTCAAGCAGCAGCAATTCAAAGTGGCGCATCCAGTTCTTCGACATGTTTACCCCGTCACGACAATTAAATGGCTGTAAATGCCCAGATCGCTTTTCAGCGGTGCGTCCTGCTGAGGGTCGTCGCAGACGACGTACAGCGAAAAATTAAAGCCCAGACTGGCATACTGGGCCAGTAAATCAGCCCCGACCTGCAGCGGCATTCCGGTAACAATGGGACTACCGCTGCTGTCCAGCAGATCCAGATACCAGAACACCTCACGCCAGATAATCCGCAGCTGATAAATTGTCCCGGCCAGCGTAATGCTGAAGTTCTGATTATCCGGCGTCAGCGGAATTTCATTGGCCGTCGTCATTTATGATGCTCCGATAAATTTGTTATACAGGGCGGAAAGAAGCGACTGATTACTCACGGGCTTTGTCGTTTTCGCGCCGGAGTTCTGCACCGCCGACGTGCTGGCCCCCAGCGACATATCCGACTTATCCGCCACCTGTACGCTCTGTGTGCTGGAAATAATCACCTCCCGCAGGGTCAGCGACGCAGACAGTACGTTTTCGGTGGTTTTGTCCGTGGTGACCTCCAGCGTCCGGATGAGCATATTGTTGTAAATGCGCTTTCCGGTCTTGACGTCAAACGGCACCCTGTCCCGCTGCAGGTCCAGCAGCTTCTGATACGTTTCGGAAGGGCTGAGCCCGAGGGACAGGCCGAGCCCGGACACATCAGTAAAATCCAGCAGTGAACCGCCCCCCGCAAAACCGACCTCCATGACCACTTCAGAAGGTCGCCGGTATGCATGGTCAGAAACAAATCCCGCGCCCCCCTCCGTGGGCTTTTCTACCGGATGCTCGGTAATTTCCAGCGTATCCGAATGCTTTTCGGAAACCACCACATCCGGGATCATTATCCCTATTGCGCGGGAGCGCTGGTGAAAGAGTGTGGACAAGATATCCATTAGCGGGGTCCTGTTGGGTAAATCTGAGCCAGATTCGAGTTAACGGAATTCTGCCGATCCACAACCAGTCGCGCAGCTTCATCAGGGTTATTGACGCCGTGAACATTAATCACCGTTTCCTGATGGATCTGGTTACCACCGGCGGCCTGATGCGCCAGCGGGCTGTTCCAGCTGGAATAACCTTCTTTGCGCGCCATTGACTGCATAAGGCGGGCCATCGTGTCCGGATTGCTCAGGTTAAGTACCGCATTTGGCGACACGCCCATCCATTTTGCGACGTCCTGCGCGTACTTTTTCGGGTCGTTATTGTCACCCGCCGGCGCCCACGTGCTGACAATATCCTGTATGGTCTGCAGCGCGCGTCCGGTGGTTTTACCGGTGAAGTAACGCATCAGCTGATTTTTCATGGCTTCCCAGCCCTGCAGCGCTGAATCAAAGAACCGAAAACCCTTGCCGCCCACGGGACGGATGTTGCCGGGGTTATTATTGCGATCGGCAAGGGTGCCACCGCCGCCGGGAATATCTGGCTGAATATTGGGGCCATACACCACGCCGTTACTCTGCCCCTGACGGATAACTTTACCAGGCCCGCCATGTAGCCAGTCCATCCATGACGGCCACTCACGAACCTCGCTGACGTCGCGACGCCCGAGGTCCGTTTTAATCCCTATTGAGGCGAGCGCATCACCGACATTCCGCTTTGTGTAATCCCAGGAGGACTTTGCGCTGTCCTTAATGTTCTCCCGGTCTGAGACCAGATAACCGGCATATAGCGCCCAGAGTTTGAGCCACGGCGGGATGGGAAGACCCGATATTTTGCTGAATGCCCCCAGCACCTTAGCTACCCACGCCCCGGCAATAAATGTCGCCAGAATTTCCAGCGACTTTTGCCAGCCGCCCACGCTGTCCTTGAGCTCCAGAAACTTATCGCGCAGCCATTTAAAAACTTTCTTTGCCTGCTCAATCTCCGGCTGCCATTTGGACCAGTCGATGAGGCTTTTCCCGCCCTCTTTCCACGTCTGGTAATCGTCGTACAGCAACCCGATAGCCAGAATCAACGTGGTGATAAGGCCAATGGGCGACTTCAGGAATGCCGCATTGAGCAGACGCCAGGCAATCAGGATCGCGCCGATGGTCATCAGGAACTTTTTGCTGCCATCGTCCAGCTTTTTCCACCAGTCTATGACGGAGCCCGCCGCCTGTATGACGCGCCACGCCATTCGTGTAAACGCGTCAGCAAGCCAGATAACGCCTTTAATGACCTTCGTCAGCGTCTCTTCAATCTTCGGGAAATTGTCGAGAATACGCCTCCGCAGGCTATCCAGCGAACCCGCGAGGCCACCAGCGAGGTTTGAGCCGATTTTGTCGCGCATGATGCCAAACAGCGACGTCAGGCCGCGCATGGACGTCATGAACTTGTTGGACTGGGCGGCCGCTTTATCAGCGTTGAACCCCGTCTTTTGCAGCATCGACTGATAATCGGCGGTGAAGCCGTTCATGCCCCGCCGCATCGCCATCAGCGTGTTTTCGTCAATGCCGAGCATCTGCGCGTATTGTTTCGCGCGGTAATACGGCATGTTGTTGAGCTTTTGCCCGACGCCGGTGAAAATGGCGGCGGTATCGCGCATTTTGCCGCTGGCGTCCCGGGTCTGGACGCCCAGGCGGTTCAGGAAACCTTCCGCGCCCGGATTGCTACGCATGAAACCAGCCAACCCTTCGAGGGAGGACATGGCCGACTCGGCGCTGGCACCCGTTTGCGATGCGGCATAGCCCAGCGCTTTGATGCCCTGGACGCTGGCCCCCGTTCGCTGGGATGCCCAGTAAATTTTATCCAGACCGTTCGCGATCTGAGTGGTAAATCCGACAATGCTCAGCGCTGCGCCTTCCACCACCGCGCCGACCTTCAGAACGTTAGCGGTAACGCCTTTCAGCACGGCTTCAAACTTATTAGCGCCAGCCTGATCGATATCGAATCCCAGCGAAACAAGGAAATCTTTAATCGTATCTGCGTTACCGCTCATTGGTCGCTCTCCATTTATCTACCCGGGCGTCGTTATCCTCGCGCATGTCGAGGTAGTCATTGAGAAGCGCGATGCGGCAGAGGTCTACCGCACCGCTGTTAAGGTCTTTCTGGTCAATATGGAAGGCAAGCGCCGGGCGAAGAATAAAATCTTCACCGCCCGGCAGGCTGTTGAAGGTTATTCCGCTGGCGGGGTGGGCGTCTCGCTGGTAGGGAGTCCTTGCAAAAAATTTCCCAGCGAATCGGCGACCACCCGCGCCACCAGTTGCAGCATGGTAAGCAGGTCGATATCGTCAAACGCCATTTCGCCATGCTGGCAGACCGGCACCCAACCTTTCATGTGCTCGCGTGAAACAACGGAAAGGCAGGGGAACAGGATAGCGTCCACGTCGCCATCACTCAGATCGGACACAGCATTGGCAATCTTTGGCAGGATGGTAGCCATCGCGCCTTCAGTGTCTTTGCTGCTGATCTTCTCCTGAACGCTCCTGAAGTCCGAAACCATCCCGGCCAGTACCGGCAGCAGCTTGCGTGACACCTTCAACTGCTCAAATACGCTGAGCTTCGCGACGCGATAGTTCACGCCCTTAATTTCAAATTCCATCGATTAAAACTCCCCAAGAAGCTGATCAATCTTGCCGCAATCGAACACCCAGGACACTGTGCCGCCCTCTTTTGAGTTGTTGAAATCAGGCTGTTTCTGGAATGCACACGAACGCGCAGTAGAAATATCACCCGATGCCGTGTTGCGAATGACTATCACATTATTGCCCCAGGTGGCAGAGGACTGACTTTGCGCGTTATACGCCAGAGACAGCTTTTTGTTCACCGGGGAGGTTTTCATCAGCGTCACCGTAATGGTGCCTGACTTATCGGCGTGCAGGCTGTGCATCACTTCGCCATCGGCACCAATGGTCATGGTGTTCTTGTTGCCGCCCATGGTCTGGGTGATACCTTCCTCAGAGTTCGCAGAACCCTGACCAAGATCGATAACGCCGGTCGGCCCGGTGAGCGACGCGGTTACATCGAGAAAAGAATAAGTTGCCATTTATCGCTCCTTAGCGAACCACGTTGATCTGCACATCGGCATAATGAACTGCGCCAGCCAGCTTACAGGCCACCTGAATTAACGGTGCTTTGCGCGCTTCGCGGTCGGCCTGCGCCTGTTGCACCAGCGGCTGCGCATAGACGTAATAGCCTTTGGTCAGCGTATCGCCGGAATTCAGTTGTCCGATAGGGCCACCATTCCACACGCCAGCCGCCACCAGACCGTTCGTGACGGACTGATCCATAGACTGTTCAACGTTGGAAAGCAGACGAGTCACACCGGCATCAGTCTGCGGAATTTTGGTGGTGCTGGTGTAAAGCAGGTTATAGAGGTTGGTCTGAACGTAATTCTGCAACCAGTCGAGCCCGTGGCGCTCGTCGAAGAAGTCACCGTTCGCCATGACACCCTGTTGTAGGATCGCCGTGTCGTTGGCGTAGTACACGAACACGTTCGCATTCTTCGCATCCACAGCCGCCGCCTGTCCTACCGTCAGCGTTTCGTAGCTTACGCTTGGCTCCTGTTTGAACTTCAGGGTAATGGTGGTATTGCTGCCGTTGAAATTGACAGTAAACGCACGACCGAAAGCAGAAACCGCCGCGTAAGGGCTGCTGGTGGAATACTGAATAAAGGTACGGGCATACTTGCCAGCCTTTAATTTCGACGCAACATCGGTCGTCGAGGTCGTGCTGATAATCTCAGCGTCGGCTGACGTTACCCCGAAAATGCGACTCAGACTGGACGCCTCGATGAGTTTAGCAACCTCAATCACGTCGTCAGCATCAAGCACATCATCGCCATCAGCAACATCATCAGCGACAACCAGCCCATACCAGTTGGTATATTGCAGGCAGGCATTAACAGCCTGCACGATGGTTTCTACGCTTCCACCTTCAGAAGAGGTCAGCGTCTTCGCCCAGCGACCTACATAAACCTGCGTCGGCTGTGGTGACTGGCTGAAGAAAACCTGCGCCGCTTCATATTCCGGGCTGTCGACGCCGAAATCCTCGCCAATGTCCTCAACGGAAGCATAGATGCGGTCGAGCGCGCAGCAGCATTCCTTTACCTCAACCGACACTGCTTCAACGGCCTGATCCGTTACAACCTGGACGGTTTTTTTAACGTCGGCTTTGGGAAATATAAAGCGCCATATTTCCCGGAAGAAGAGATCAAGGCATTTAAGCGGAAGGCTCACGCATGCGTATTCATGAATGCAGGCTTCAGGCGCACGCTCGCGCTGGCAGGTGATGGTGACGTCGTTTACTGCGATCCGCCTTATGAACCGCTGCCCGGCACCGCTGGTTTCACTAACTACGCGGCTGGTGGGTTCTCATGGGATAGCCAGTTAGAGCTTGCGGAAAGCTGTGTGGCAGCCCACCAGCGGGGGGCAAAAGTGGTAATCAGCAATTCTACCGCACCGCGCGTAATTGAACTTTACGAACAGCACGGCTTCATGTTGCACCGCGTCAGTGCTCGCCGGGCTATATCCAGCAAAGGCAGCACCCGCGAAACAGCGAGTGATGTCGTAGCCACTTTGGGAGTGCAGTGATGATGAAGCTGATTAATCGCAGTAAGCAATCACCTATTGGTCGCCGCGCTTGCGATGTTGCGCTGGCGGCGCACCACGCAAAATATGGCGATTACGGCAGGCAGAAGCACCAGACAAATTACACCGTTGAGGTGGATGGCATGAAGGTCACCGTCGAAGTCGTTAACCGGGCCACCAGCTATGTCGCGACCGCAATGATCGGCGTTCGTAAGCTTCGCAACCTGCCAGCGCAGGCGCACTGAATAATAACGATGGCCCCGCCGGGGCCACTGGAGAGAATGATGAGCAAAAAAACTGATAACTTCGAACTGATGAGCACCCGTGATATCTGCTGCCAGTTAAGCATTTCACCCAGGACGCTGGAGCGTTACCGTAAACGCCCGAGCGACAACAACCCATTCCCGGAGCCGGACTGCTCCTACATGGGGGGATCTAACAAGTGGCTAAAAACCAAAGTTCACGAGTGGCAGGTCCGGGAAATGTCACGACCAGTACGCCGCCCAATGTCGCATCTGAATCTACCGCGCGACAGCAAAGGTCGACTCATCCGGTCTGATGTGGCGTGAACTCCAGGACATCGGGCTCGATGATGCTCATCAGTCGGGCCCACCACTTGCTGTAAGCCTCCCTCATTTCATCAATATAGGTGTGCTTGTCGTACACCGACCACACGCCAGGAAGTTTGTGGCCAAGCATTATCTCGGCGATATGTGGCTCAGTCAGTTCGGAAAAATTCGTTCGCGCGGTCCTGCGCAGATCATGAATCGTAAAGTGTGGTACCTGTTCGTTATAAGCCTTCAGCATGAACTTAACCAAGTTGCTGCTGATGCTCATATGAAAGCCTTCGCTCATCGGCTTGTCTTCATATTTTGAGAAAACAAAGCGGCCCGGCGCCAGCTCAATGGCTCGCTGTATCAGCGGGAGCATTTCAGGGATGATAGGACGGATTATCGGTTTTTTACTCTTCCGCCCCGTCTTGTGGTTTTCCCACGGCACGGTCCAGATCCCTTCCTCAAAATCAAAATGAGCGACTTCAGCCTGCCGGAGTTCGCCGACCCTGCAAGCCCAAAGCAGGGACAATTTATAAAGGATCTTGTTTCGTTCAATAAGGCGAGAATCCTCGATAGCGCGCCAGACAATCGCCAGCTCCTTTCTGTCCAGAGTTCGCTCGCCCATTTGTTTCTGGATACCGAAATCACGGCCAGACATTTCAGACAGCGGGTTAACCTCCAGCAGCTGCCGTTTCACTGCCCATGAATAGCACTGCCGGCCATTGCTGATTACCCGGCGGGTAATCTCGCTATAACCCTGCGCCAGCCGGTCAAGAACAGTAAGCCAGTTGTGCAATGTCAGCTGATGCGCCGGATATTTCCCGAGCTTGGGGAAGACGTGCAGTTCGAACGTGCGCAGGATCTGCCCCGCCGACCCTGTACACGATTCTGTGTAAATGCCTTTCTCAGTAGTGGCCGTCCAGGCGGTCAC